CATCATAATTATCTAAGATATTGATATATAATAAAAATCTCTGCGCGATAGATAAGGTGATAATAATATAATAAAAAATTTCGGGGGGTGTAAGATAGAAGGACCCGTCACATCCGTCACAAGCGTCACACGAAAAAAAGAGGCCGCAAAATGCGACCTCAAGACTTCAATGATGCGGGTTTCACAATTTTCGGAACACCTTTAGGCCGCGTGGAACCTTGACCGTTTGAAAACTGCGACCGGTCATATGCGAGACCGTTGTAATATAGTTTCTGAACGACGGGATGTTGCCATGCCCGATCACGATTGGCTTACCCTGCTGCATGTGCGAGACCAGTCGGATGGTCCAGGCACGCAAGCTTTCACCTTCCACTGGCGTCGGGTCGATGTCGTCATAGGGGAACTCTATGAGTTCTGGGATTTCATTCGTCATGTCAAACCTCCGTTGCGATATGTGATGATAATAATATTAGTCGCAACAATCGACAACACCAAAACAACCTTTCCCGCATATATGTGGTGAAAATCACAACATCGGGAAAACAGGATGTCACTCACACCGCTCCAGGAGCGTTTCTGTCAGGAATATCTCAAGGACCTGAACGCGACGCAGGCGGCCGAACGCGCTGGATCCAAGGCCCAAAACCTGACCGTTGCAGGCTCCGAGTTCCTTGCTAATCCTAACGTCGCCGCCGAGATCGACCGGCTCAAGCAGGAACGCAGCGCCGCGACCAAGATCGACGCGAACTGGCTGCTGACGCGCCTGGCTGCTGAAGCCGAGGCCGATGTCGCTGATCTGTATGACGATGCTGGCCACCTGAAGGAGGTCAAGGACTGGCCGCTGATCTGGCGCAAGGGCCTGGTCAACGGGATCGACATCAACGTCACCGAGGTCGATGGCGTCAAGATGGGCGAGATCGTCAAGATCAAGGTCAGCGATCGCGTGCGCCGCCTCGAACTGATCGGCAAGCATGTCGCGGTCCAGGCGTTCCAGGAGAACGTGAGCCATAACATATTTGACGGCCTTGCCGAGCGACTGGAACGGGCCTCGCGACGTGAGGGATGAGCGGCTCGATAATGTGGTCGCCAAGGCCGGTCTTTGTAAATATGATCCGCTGGCCTGGGCCAAGTTCGCATGGGACTGGGGTTCTGGGGAACTGGCGGGCTATGACGGGCCGCGCGAATGGCAGGCCGACGTATTCCGCGTGATCCGCGATCACCTGGCTGATCCCGAGACGCGGTTCCAGCCGCTCCAGATCGCGATCGCCTCGGGCCACGGGATCGGCAAGTCCGCCTCGATGGGTATGATCTCGAACTGGGCGCTGTCGTGCTATGCCGACGCCAAGATCGTGACGACCGCAAACACCGAAGGCCAGCTTCGCACGAAGACCGCGCCCGAGATCGGCAAGTGGCACCGGATGTCGGTCAGCGGCACTTGGTTCGATGTGCAGGCCACGTCCGTCAAGAGCCGCGACAAGGCCCACACCGATCAGTGGCGGCAGGATTTCATCCCGTGGTCGCAGCACAACACCGAGGCGTTCGCCGGTCTGCACAACAAGGGCAAGATCATCGTGCTGGAGTTCGACGAGGCGTCGAAAATCCACGACGGCGTGTGGCAGGTGGCCGAGGGCGCGCTGACCGACGAGGACACCGTGATCATCTGGATCGTCTACGGCAACCCGACGCGCAACTCGGGCCGGTTCCGCGAATGTTTCCGCAAATACAGGCACCGCTGGGTGACGCGCCAGATCGACAGCCGCACCGTACCTGGTACAAACAAGAAGAAAATCCAGGAATGGGCCGACGACCACGGCGAGGACAGCGACTTTTTCAAAATCCGTGTGCGTGGCCAGTTCCCGTCGCAGTCCGCGTTGCAGTTCATCTCGGGCGATGACGTGGATGCCGCCCGATCGCGGCACCTGCGGCCCGAGCAATACGAGTTCGCGCCCAAGATCATCGGTGTCGATCCCGCCTGGACCGGTGACGACGCGCTGGAAATCGTGTTGCGCCAGGGGCTGATGTCGAAGTCCCTCGCCACGCTGCCGCGCAACGACAACGATGTCGAGGTCGCGAACCTGGTCGCCAGGCTGGAAACAGAACACAAGGCCGACGCCGTGTTCGTCGATGCCGGATACGGCACGGGGATCGTCTCGGCTGGCTCGGTTATGGGCCGGTCGTGGCAACTGGTCTGGTTCGGCGGCAAGGCCACGAACCCAGGCTATGTGAACAAGCGCGCCGAGATGTGGGGCGGCATGAAGGACTGGCTCAAGCAGGGTGGCGCGATCGACCCCGACGACGACGATCTCTACCAGGACCTGATCGGCCCCGAGACCGTGCCGCGCCTTGACGGCAAGATCATGCTGGAAAGTAAGAAGGACATGAAGGAACGCGGACTGCCCTCGCCGAACAAGGGCGACGCGCTGGCGCTGACGTTCGCGGCACCGGTGTCCAAGCGTGATGCCCAGGGCGCGGGACATTCACAGGCCACCGCGATGATGGACCCAGAATACAACCCGTTCGCGTAAACAACCGTCTGTGCGTATCCGTGGGAAAACAGCCAAGGATTACGCCATGTGTATGAGAGCGCCCCAAGCCCCAGCACCACCTCCGCTGCCGCCGCAGATGTATGCGCCACCGCCTGCCGCTGCCGCCGCACCGCCCGCCGCCGCTGTCGCCAAGTCGCCTGACCGGTCTGCCGACCCGCGCGATGCGCGAGGCAGTCGTGCCACCGACCGGATGCGATCGGCAACCCGAACCATCCTGACCTCCGGCTCCGGCGTGACGATGATGGGCGACACCGACAAGAAAACGCTCCTCGGCCAATAAGGACGACACCGTGCGCAAGAACGAAACCCACCGGCAATATCACGACCGGCGTCTGACCGCGCTGAAGGCGATGCGCAACCCGTGGGAAGCGCACTGGCTCGAACTGTCCGAGAACACGGCACCGCAGCGCCTGCGCCTGCTGCTGAACGAGAACGAGGGACGCCCGAGCCGCAAGAAGATCGTGGACAGCACCGCGACCTTCGCCCTGCGCACGCTGGCCTCGGGGATGCACTCGGGGATCACCTCGCCTGCACGGCCCTGGTTCCGCCTGACCACGTTCGATCCCGACCTGAAGGATTACGCGCCCGTCAAGGAATACCTGGCGCAGGTCGAGACGCGGATGCGCGAAGTGTATCAGTCTTCCAACATCTACAACGCCTTCCACTGGGGCTATGGCGACCTCGGCCTGTTTGGCCAGTCCGCCGCGATCCTGGTCGAGGACGATGACAAGGTGGTCCGCATGATCCCGCTGCTGCACGGATCGTTCTGGATCGCCCGCGATCATCGCGGCACGGCGACGACGCTGTATCGGCAGTTCTCATGGACCGTCGAGCGGATCGTCGGGCGGTTCGGATACGACAACTGCTCGAACACGATCAAGCGGTGCTATGACAAGGGCGACTATGACGAGCGGTTCACGATCAACCACGCGATCGAGCCGCGCATGGAGCGCCAGGTCGGCAAGATCGACCGCAAGAACAAGCCGTTCCTGTCGAACTATTGGGAAGATGGCGGCAAGCACGGCGTCGGCGCTGGCCTGCTGGAGGAAAGTGGGTTCGACACCAATCCGATCATCGCGCCGCCGTGGGAACTAGTGGCCGAGGACAGCTATGCCGTGTCGCCTGGCATGGATGCGCTGCCCGATGTGAAGGCATTGCAGGTCATGCAGATGCGCGCGGGCGAGGCGATCGACAAGAAGGTCCGCCCCCCGATGACCGGTCCCGTGTCGATGAAGAACAACCCCGCCTCGCTGATGCCTGGCTCGGTCACCTATGTGGACGACCCGACCGGACGCGCCTATCGCGCCGCGATCGAGGTGAACTTGTCGCTGACCGAACTCGAAAACAAGATCATGCAAACCCAGAACCGGATCGAGCGATCGTATTACGCTGATCTATTCCTCATGCTGTCGCAGATGGAAGGCATCCAGCCGCGCAACACGATGGAAATCGCCGAGCGGAAAGAGGAAAAGCTGCTCGCCCTCGGGCCGGTGCTGGAAAACATCTACACCGGACAACTCGAGCCGGTGATCGACCGGACCTACGAAGTGCTGGAAAACCGTGGCCTGCTGCCCCCGCCGCCGCCCGAACTGCAAGGCACCGAACTCAAGATCGAATACATCTCGATGCTGGCGCAGGCGCAGAAGGCGATCTCGACCGGCTCGATCGAGCGGCTGTTCTCGTTCACTGGCAACCTCGCCGCCGTCAACCCGTCGGTGCTGGACAAGATCGACATGGACGAGGGCGTGGACATCTACAGCGACCTACTCGGCGCACCGCCGTCGATCATTGTGCCGGACGAGGAGGTCAAGAAAATCCGCGACGCCCGCGCCGAACAGGCACGCCAGGCCCACGCCACCGAACAGATGGCGATGGCCGCGCCCGCGATGCAGCAAGGGGCAGACGCCGCGCGGGTCCTGTCCGAGACTGACGCCGGTGGTGGCCAGTCGCTGCTGTCACAACTCGGGATCGGCTGATGTCTGAACACGATTTGTCAGAACAACCTTCTCGGGCGCAAGAGTTATACCGTGACCAGATCGTCCTTGATTTGGAAGCAGTGTTGTCAATTCCACAAGGCAGGCGTGTCCTGTTGCGATTGCTGGAACGATGTGGCGTTTATCGCAGCGCGTTCACCGGCGAAACGGAAGCCACGGCGCTGCGTCTCGGCGAACAGAACATCGGCCTCTGGCTGATCGCCCAGATCGAGGACGTGGACCCGACAGAATACCCGAGGCTGCTTCTCGAAGCGGCGCAGAAACGAGACAAGGAAACTGTAAATGTTCTTGACGTGGATGAATGACCGGATCGCACGCGCCCCCGAGGACGGGACTGGCGCTGGCGTGACACCTGACGCCGCTGCACCCGTTGCAGGCTCCGTGCTGTATCCCGACGACCCCGCGCCTGGCGCTGCCAAGCCCGAGGACGCAGCCGATCCTGAAGCCGCTGCCGGTGAAGGTGAAGGCGAAGGCGAGGGCGAAGGCGAGGACAAGGCCGATGATCCGGCGGACGCAGTTCCCGAGGACGGCAAGTATGAATTGACGATGCCCGATGGCGTCGAACTCGACCAGGCTCTGCTCGACGAGATCGGGCCGCAATTCAAGGAACTGGGGTTGACCACCAAGCAGGCGCAGTCGCTGGCAGACAAGTTCATTGCGGCACAGGCCAGCAAGGCCGAGGCGCAGGTGCAGGGCTGGGCTAAGACGGTCTCCGGCTGGGTGGATCAGGCCAAGGCTGACCCCGAGATCGGCGGCGCGAAGTGGGACGGCACGGTGAAAACCGCGTCCGGCCTGGTCGGCAAGTTCGGCACCCCCGAACTGAAAGAGTATTTCAACGCATCAGGGGCGGGCAATCACCCCGAGATGATCCGGTTCATGG